AAGAAATAATTTCTTAGCTCAAGTTAACCCATATTTAACAAGTGTTCAACAAAGACAAGGATTATATGCGTTTAAAGTAATTATGGATGATACAAATAATACACCAGATGTAATTGATCGTAATGAATTAGTTGGTCAAATTTATTTACAACCTACTAAAACTGCTGAATTTATTTACCTAGATTTCAACATTACTCCAACTGGTGCATCATTCCCTTCATAAACTTTTAAATCATAGATATTTATAACAAATCAAAATATAACACACAATGGCAGTATTAGACCCGAACGAAATATTTTTTACAGCGTTTGAACCCAAAGTAAAAAATCGCTTTATAATGTATGTTGATGGAATACCTTCATACACTATTAAGAAAATAGGTGCTGTAGGTGTAACAATGGATGAAATTAAATTAAACCACATTAACGTTTACCGTAAAATAAAAGGTAAAGCAAAATGGAAAGATATTGAAATGACTTTATTTGATCCTATTACTCCATCAGGTGCTCAAGCAGTAATGGAATGGGTACGTTTACACCACGAATCAGTTACAGGCCGAGATGGTTATTCAGATTTCTATAAAAAAGATGTGGTTATAGATATTTTAGGCCCTGTAGGTGATATTGTAAGTGAATGGATTATTAAAGGAGCATTTATTAAATCAGCCAATTTTGGTGATTATAGTTGGGATGATGAAAACGCTGCTCAAGAAATTCAGGTGAAATTAGGAATGGATTATTGCATTCTCAATTTTTAGCCTTTGGTTCAAAAGACAGTTGTCCACTCCGCAATCTTACAAGAATGTCCGATATTTATTATCGGACATTTTTATTCTATATTATGACTAACGCGGAAAAATTAATTCAAGAAAAATACAATGGGGTTCACCCTATTTGCGGGTGTGGTTGCGGAGAAAAAACAGTTTATGATTATAGTTCTAAAGATTTTGGAAAATTTAAACGAGGACATCAAACACGAGTAAATCCAAATTATTTTGGAGATCCTAAAAATCCAAAACGAGTAGAAAAAATTATATCTACTCGCAAACAGAAATTTGCGTCGGGTGAATATAATCACGTAAAAGACGCAATAAAACAAAATCGAAAAGACCCAGAATTAGGTAAAAAGATATCTAAAGGAGCCAAAGGAATACCAAAACCCAAACCAGAAGGATTTGGAACAGGTAGAATCCAATCTAAAGAAACTAAACAAAAAATGAGTAAAACTCATAAAGAAAAATGGGTAAATGGAGAAATAGGTAGAAGACATTATATTTCTAAATTAGAAGAAAAATTTAAAAACGAAATTCTTATCCCATTAAATATAAACTTTGATCATTTTTTTAAACCTAAAACCCAAAAATTCTTTTATGATTTTTACCTCCCAGATTATAAAATTATCATAGAAGTAGATGGAGATTTTTTTCATAGTAATCCTAAGTTTTACCCAGATGGTCCTATATATAAAACACAAATTAAAAATAATTTAAATGATCAGCAAAAAAATCAATGGGTTAAAGATAATGGTTTTAGGTTACTTAGGTTTTGGGAAAATGATATAAAAAATAATCCACAACAAATTATAGAAATACTTAAACAAGAGCTCACTTAAACTTGGTGAGCTCCTTTTTTCTTTTATATTTATAATCATGGGATTAATTGATATACTAATAAATAGTGGTTCAGCTTATTCTGTTGAAAATGGAGTAACAAATGATAATGTTACTCAATATAATTCCTCTTGGTTAACTGGGACTCCTAATACAACAGCTAATCCTGGTCCTGTTCATAACTTTACTCAAGAATATTCCCCAGATATACAATATGCTAACAACATCAATTCAAATAATAGTCCATTAATTGGGACTAATCCCATCACTAATTTAGATGTCGAAAATCCTGGAGTACAAGGTGGTCCAAATAATGATATAGTTACCAAATATCCTTCTACAGTTACAGGTGTTCCAACTAACACTCAAAACCCAGGCGGTCCTGTAGTTAATTTTTCTCAACCTAATCTCCCTTCTAATACTTATTTAACTAATAATCCCATTCAAGGAACAGGTAGTTTAAGTAATACCCTAAATATCACTAACTTAGATGTTGAGGACCCAGGAGTAACAGGAGGTATTCCTTATAAACCGGAAAATGATCCTACAATATATCCTCCTGAGGCTAAAGCTAATTCTTCAATTGCAGGATATTTTCCTAGCGATGGGAAAGCAGCTTCAAAATATGGTGGGAATGATCGTAAAGTTTACTCTCCTATAGATACTTATTTAAATTATATAAAGGATTTTCTTTAAATTTGTTAAATTTTTTATTTTTAGTATATTTATAATCAAACAAGTTATTTAATCAAATTTATGCAAACAGAACAAGTAGAATTACCAAGCAAAGGCCTAATATATCCTTCTGAAAATCCTTTATCAAGTGGCAAAATAGAAATGCAGTATATGACTGCAACTCACGAAGATATTTTAACAAACCAATCATATATCCAAAACGGTACAGTTTTAGATAAATTATTGCAATCTCTTATAGTTTCTAAAATTAATTACAACGATTTAATTGTTGGTGATAAGAATGCAATTATGGTTGCAGCTCGTATTTTAGGGTATGGAAAAGATTATTCATTTGAATATGATGGAAATTCATACACTGTAGATTTATCTACTATAGATAATAAACCATTTGATGATTCTAAATTAATTAAAAAAGGAGCAAACGAATTCGATTTTACTTTACCATCAACAAATATAAAAATTACTTTTAAAATCCTAACTCATGATGATGAACAAAAAATACAAACAGAGTTAAATGGTTTGAAAAAAATTAATAAAAACGCTTCTCACGAGTTATCTACTCGTCTTAAATATATTATTGTATCTGTTGAAGGAAATAGAGATATTAAAGTAATTCGTGATTTTGTAGATAAAGATTTATTAGCAAGAGATTCTCGAGAATTAAGAAAATACATAAAAGAAATACAACCAGATGTAGATCTAACTTTTTTTCCCGAAGGTAATACATCTAGAATCGATATCCCAGTTGGGGTTAAGTTTTTTTGGCCTGACCTATGAAACAGCCCCTATAATTAGAAATAATTTATATACTCAAATCCATGAAATATGTTTTCATGGGAAAGGAGGATATGATTGGAATACAGTATACGCTATGCCTCGTTGGTTGAGGCTTTTTACTTTTAATAAAATTAATGAATTTTATCAAAAAGAAAATGAGGAATATGAAAAAGCAAAATCTCCAAATTCTAATAAATCTACATTGGTTAGTCCTGATGGTACTATAAATAAACAGGGTTGGGATTCTGTACCTAAACCAATTACGCCTGGTCCTAAAGTAAAATATAAATAGTCCATATTTATAATAAAACAACTTCGTAAATGGCAAAAGATTTAGAAGCATTACAAGAACAAATCAAACAATTACGCAAAGAATACCAAGAAATAGTTGGTAAACCTGCTGCTCTTTTTGATGATACTAATATTAAAAATGCTAAAGCGGCTGTTGATACTTTAACTAAAGCTATAAAAGAAGCAGAAAATGAAGTTTTTAAATTAGAAGGAGGTTTTGAAGGATTAAGAAAAGAAATTAATGGAATAAGTGGAGAATTTAGTAAACAAACAAATTTTGCAAAAGACTTTACTAAGTTATATTCTAAAGTAGATACTATAGCAAAAAGTTTACAATATAATGAACGAGGAATAAATGAACTAAATTCTAAACAATTAAAATCTTATAGTTCTAAATTAAATCGAGTAAAAGATGAAGCCCGATTTAAAGCAGAGGCTTTAATAAAAGAAAAAAACATATTTGATTTAAATGATAAGCAGTTCCAAGTAATCTCACAAAAGATGAAAGACGGAACTAAACTTAATGCACAAGAAGAAAAATATTTTGAAAGCAGATTAAATTTTGGGAATAAATTAGATGATCAAGAAAAAGCTATTTTAAAAGCGTATATAGCGCAATTCCCAGAGTTGGATAGAATACTTAAAAAAACCAAAGAAAGATACGAGGAAGAAAAGAAACTAGAAAAAAGTTTAGGAGTAGTAGGAGGTATATTAAAAGGTATATCTAAAATACCTATTATAGGTGATGTGGTGGATGCTGAAGAAGCTTTAGAAGCGATGAAAGACGCTGGAGGAGGTATAAAAGGCTTAAAAGCAGGACTATCTAATTTAAAAACTCAATTTATAGAAGGTATCACTAATCCATCTAATTTAGCTACAGGAGCCATAGTTCAAATGTATTTAGCTCTTAAATCATCAGATGAAGCAACTGGTAAATTAGCTAAAGATTTTAATTTAACATACGATCAAGCAGCTAATGTACGAGAAGAATTAATACAGATAGGTAACCTTTCAGGAGATGTAGCATTAAATGCTAGGGCATTACAAGAATCAATGATAGCAGTAGGTCAATCATTAGGTACTAATGCTAAATTAAATACTGAAGATCTTAAAACATTTACTTTATTAAGAGAAAAAGCAGGACTTACTAACGAGGAGTTAGTTCCTATGCAGAATCTAACTTCTGTTATAGGTGGTAATTTAGAAGATAATTATACAAACATGTTAGCCGCAGCTAAAGCTACGGGTTTAAATAATAAAGTTTTATTAAACGAAAAAGATATAATGCGAGATGTTTCCAAAGCATCAAACGCAGTTAAATTATCAGTTGCTGGGGGAGCAGAAGGTCTAGCAAAAGCAGCAGCGCAAGCTAAAGCGCTAGGTATGAGTTTAGAACAAGTTGACAAAATAGCTGAATCATTATTAAATTTTGAACAATCAATAACAGCAGAGTTAGAAGCAGAATTATTAACTGGTAAAGATCTAAATTTAGAACAAGCTCGTTTATATGCGTTAAATAATGATATGGAGGGATTATCCCGAGAATTAGCTAAAAACTTTAGGTCAGCTGCTGAATTTAATAAAATGAATCGTT